CAGCAGGGATATTAAGACCCTCTTTTATTTCAATAGGAGAATTATCTCCGTAATTAGCAATTTGATTTGCAAGAATTTTTGACATACTTCTAGTCCTGAAGACACTTTTCTAAGCTAGAAGTATTTATGAACATAAAAAAAGACCCCCGAAGGGGTCTTGATATTATTGTGGATCTTCGTACCTATGTTCTTGTGATTTATAGTCTCCAATTGTAGTGACACCTGGTGTTGTCAAATCATTTGTATCTATAGATATATCTGATTCAAAATCAATATCACCAGTGTAATATGGTTCACCAGAAGGGAACTGTACTACTACATCATCAAGATTATCAAGGTCTTTACCAGTTTTTGTGGTAAAGGTATATTGATCATGTGGATGTGGAAATAACCCAATTACATCTTGGATGTTTCCAAGAAGACTGAACATGTCAGTAAGATTTCTATCATCTTTTTCAGTAAGAGAATTAATAAGTGCTTGACGCACTGACTCTTCTGCTGATTCTAGATTAGTTAGAATGTTTTTGCAAGTCATAACGTTTTAAAATTTACGATAAGCACCCACTTCAGGGTCTGGGTCTAACCACTTTGTGTATTCATTATCCTCAATAGCGAGGAGTAATTGATCTTCATTATCACAGTAATAAAAATCACTGTAACGTTTAGTCCAGTCATTATATTTTTGAATACGGCAATCAGGTTTACCGTTAATTTCTAATAGTCCACACTGGACATAACGATAAGGGTATCTCTCTAAAACTACAGTAGGTGAGGTCATGATGCATCAATGTGACTGTTAATATCATACCATGCATCTGACCCAGTTGTGTCAGAGAGTTCCAGTTCCGCAGCTGGCACAGCAACAACTGCTCTACCATCTGGTTGCCTGATCAAGATTTTCTCTCCTTTTTCAATACGATCCATGTAATTATCTGGATCCTTTTCAAATTCTTCTACTGTAAGTTCTATCATATTACGCAACAAATATTTTTATCTTGCATATAGCGAAGAGATTCTTGACAACTGCCCAACTTGATGTCATCAAGAAGGATCTGTGGGAAAGTTGCACCTTCACCAAACTGTTCATAAAACTCTTCACGAGTGAAATCCTTATCTAATTCATATACTACATGATCTAGGTTCTCTAGTCTACACACTGATACAAACTTTTTACAAAATCTGCATCCTTTACGGGAGTATATGTTAAATATCATTTACCCATAGTTTTAAAGTCCTGATCAAATATATCTAGTCCTTCACGAGTAAGAACATGATCATACATCTTATCAAATACATTAACTGGGAGAGTTGCTACCTTAGCACCAGCAACAAAACAACGAGAAACATGATGTACATCCCTAAGACTAGCTGCTAGAACATTAGTCTCTATATTATGTGTACAATAAAGGTTACTAATACCACGAACTAATTCAACTCCACTGAATGAATTGTCATTGCAGCGACCAACAAACGGTGATATGTATGTTGCTCCAGCAAGACCTGTCATAACTGCTTGTGCTACAGAGAAGCATAGAGTTACGTTAGTTTTAACATCAGCATCAGTAAGATATCTACAAGCAATCAAACCTTCTTTAGTTAAAGGAAGTTTAATTGTAATTGCATCGCTAATGTCACGGTATTGTGCTGCATCATCTAGCATTTGATCAGCAGTATCACCATTAACTTCAGCAGATATACTTTCAAATTCTGGAAATTCACCAGCAATTCTCTTAATAAGATCTAGATAATCTACACCTTGTTTCCTGACTAGAGTTGGATTAGTTGTCACACCTGCAATTAATCCAGTACCATATCTTTCTTGAATAGCACTGAAATCAGCTGTGTCTAAAAATATTTTCATATTATATGGTACTTAGTTCATTCAAAGGTTCCATTTTTAGGAACTGTTCGTTCATATTATAGAACAATTTATAGTTTGTTGTCAATACGTAGTACCCTTTGATCTCGTTACCGTCACAATGATAACCATACCCTTTGAGAGGTTCATTAACTCCATCAATTCTAAAGCATTTAGTGCCATTTTCTAGGTAGTTATGAAATTTCTCGTCTAGGTTGATCATCGTTCTTCGTAGTATAGTTTACGGACTTTGCGTTTGCGTCTATCCTCTTGGTATTTTAGGTCAGCATCTGACAATAATTGCGATTTCTTAACAATTTTTTCAGCATTCATTAACACAACCAACGATAAATTATTTGCACTGATTTGTTCACCAGTAACAGTTGTTAGGTTAGAGCACCCACAGCATCTAGTTTGGGATGGATGTGATACTAGCTCTACTCCACACGCTTTACAACAAACTACTAATCTTTCCATAATTTATGCAGTCCACATAGGAACATGTTAAAATTAATCACTGCTCTATAGTGGGTATCTGTTTGTGATACTCCTCTATGTCTACCTTTTGGATTATCATTAGGAAATAATAATAAACGATTTTCTAATGAAGCAACCTTAGTACCATCTTCAAACTCAGTGTAACCATTATTGGTATTAACATAATATATCATTGTAGTTATTCCTTTATCAGGAATATATTCTTTTTTCTCCTTATCATAATAAGCTGAGTCAACATGAAAATCAGAGAACACAGGATTCTTCCTACAAATTTGTAAGTTTGCTTTTATTCTGTTCAAACCTAAAATCGTAAACTTACTAAGGATTGGCTGAATCAATTTCCATTGATCACTAGCATGAAATCCATCCGAATTAACACCTCGGTAAAAATGATGAGTTAACTGAGTATTTTCAGGATCAATATCTACATTTCCTTCAATTACATTAAAATTAGAAGGAATTCTTCCATCTTTATCAAGTGCAGTTTTAAGTCCAAATGCCCAAGGAAATCTAGGAGTAGTAAATGTATGTAATATTATTTTCCAATCATTTTCAGAAAGAAAGTTATCGTATATCTTCATGGTTAAAATAGTCCTTACGATAGTAACGACCTAATATATTACTGTTATAAAAAGCAGGTGTTCCGTCCTCTAGAGCTTCAGTTAAAACTCCTCTGGTGAAGAGTTGTTTAGTCTCTTCATAATTGACTCTACCTGGGGTGGGATGTACTGAGAGGATTTCTCTTCTGAAATTTCCTTTGACATCTCGTTTAATATCTTGTTTAAGTTCGTCAGAACTTCCGTAGTAGCTTTTCCAGTTACTCTCAGACGTAACTCTTCGTTTGCCACCTCTAGGCTTTCGTTTCTGGTAGAAATATTTTCTTCCGATGTATTGCTTACCTGTCTGGAGATTAGTAATCCTGTAGACAAAACCGAACTGGTCGCCAATATCATCAGTAGTGAAAGGTTTACCCTCATATAGCCAGGGGTTTTCGTAAACTCGTTCTTTAACCACTTGATCATAATTTTATTATCACTCATATATTTATGGTTCACTGAATAGTATCTCATTCATGTATGTGTCAGCCCATTCTTTACCAAAAAATTTAATTAATATATTTCTAGTCTTATCATTTAACTTCTGCTCCTTACAATAATCAACTTGACCATCGTATCTCTCATCTGCTCCATCTAAATCTTCATCTTCATTCCAAACTGACCCTACAAATATTTCTAGATACTGATCTACTACCTCATTAAACTTACTAATGTCCTTTGCAGAATCTAATCTAGTAAATTTGCAATAAGGAGAGAACATTTCACCCCAAGCAGGAAGTTTTCTTTTTCCAGAAAAATTATAGTAACTACTTACCTGTGCAATGTCATCAAATATAGGTAAATCTAGACCATTTACTGGTGTTATATCAACTATAGCAGCAGTAATTAAATCTTTTGTTGGAGCGACAAGATCAACTCCAAAAATAGGTAGATTGTAATTAGGATCTGGCCAAAATACTGAATGTAATATCTCTAAACTACCAAGTTTTGCAGTCTCTAAATGTATCTTACGTAATCCATGACACTTAAACATTTCATTCTTAATGTATAAGTCTTCATCTTCAAAACTACTATGAACTGAAGCAAGTTCTGGCTTGACAGGTAGTGGTTCTATGCCTGGAAAGTTTTCCCATGCAGAACGTATAAGTTTTGATAGTTCTTCTATTGCTGGATTAGGCATAACTAAAAAAGAATTCCTTTATCAATGTTTCAGATTTTTCTTTACCAAATCTACTAGCCAAATAACCTGAAATTGGGTCTAGTCTTATCATATACTTATCAAAATCATTATACTGAGTAGTGTCAGTACCTACTGGTTTATGTTCATCTATCATTTCTTTATAAAATTCTAGATACTTTCTGAACATAGGTAGATGTTCATCAACCTCACTAGGAAGACAATATCTAACGTAGATATTTTCAGAGAAGTGATTCCCTGGTTCAAAGAATCTATAAGTTCCGTCTGCTTTTGGTAATTTATCAGTTGAGAACAAATAATTTTCTACTGGGTGTTGAAAATCAAATACCAAAACTACTCTTTTCTCATTCATACCCATGAGATCCATACCAAAACAAGGAAGGTTACTTCCTGTCTTAGGATATATTATATTGTTATGAATATTGCAAGATTTATTATCCCAGATTTCTACCTGTCTTGATTTAATAAAGTGTTCACCAGAATATAAATCTGCTGTCAAATTTACACCCTTATCATTAGTCCATTCAGCATGACGCTGAACGTACTCTATGTCTGGAAAAATTTCAGCAACGACTGCTTTATAATTTACCCATAAGTCATGGTTTTTTGGATTCATTGTGTAATACTTCAGGTAATCCCATAGTTTTATATTCAAGTTGTTCTTTTAAGAACTCAACTTGAGTCTTTAACACTTCATTTTCTATTTCTAACTGGTCTATATGTTCTTGGTATACAATAATCATACTTTCTAGCTGTTGATTTTTTAATTCTAAGTCCCAGTCCATTAGTTAAACCAAGGATCTGGTATCAAATCCCCTGATCTTTCTGTTGTTGGAAGAACTCTTTGAGACTTGACTGACAATTGGGAGGTTCTGGGTCTTTGATACCCTTCTTCTTTCTCCAATCGTTGTGCATAGCCTGCATCAACCAACTCTGGGCAAGACTCTTCGGTCCATTCATCAGCAATTCTCTGTTGAGTTTGCCGTGAGCTTTCATACCGAGGTACTCCTCTCTCCACGACTCGTCTCGTGGTTCTGGTTCTGTACTCGCTGCCATGATTAATTTCCTTGAGAATTGAAGTTGAGGTTGAGAGTAATCCTCTGACCGCTTTGCGGATAAGAGCTTGCATGTGATGTTCCTCCTTCAAATACAACGAGTCTATTTTTCTTAGGTGACACACTATCTATAACTTCTAACTTTTCATCAAAGAAATAAGTATCTCCACTAGAATCATTTACGTAATATAATACAACTGTATGTTTATCACGTTGGTCAATATGAGGACCATGATAAGAATCCCAAGAGGAGTCTGGTATATGCATACCAAATCGTGCTCTTGTTATATATGACTCTTTTGAAATTTCAGCAACCGTACCGAGAATTTGTATAATTGGTTCAAACCTAATGAAATTATCTTTATCAACAATTTGATTTCTATCGTGATAATTATATAATGGTTTAGCAAATGCAGGAAATTTTCTCTTTCCATCTTCAATATTTCCAGAGGAATCATCTACATATGACCATTGAAATTCAAATCTAGTTGTTATATCTTCAACAAAATCAGCAAGTGATTCTGGAAGAACATTATCAATAATTTTCATAGTTTAAAACCAGCGAATGTGTCTTTTTTAACGTCTTGTTTAATACTACCTATCATATAGGACTCTACTTCTGTCTCTTGTGGTGCTACTTGTAGTCCTTTAGAAGACAACCAGTGTGCAGTCCAAGGTAGTGGGTTGTTTGCAAGTGGTACATCAAAGATAGGTTTCAACCCTATAGATTTTAACCTACGATTAGCAGTCCACTCAACATAGTTCTGTAGTAATTTATCATTCAAACCAATGATAGATCCATCCTTAAATAAATATTCTGCCCATTCCTTTTCTTCATCTACACATTGACGGAACATATCATATACATAATCTTCTTCCTCATTCATTATCTCTACCATATCAGGATCATCACCTTCCTTCCACTTAGTTAATATATTATTCGTGACTGCCATGTGTTGTGATTCATCACGAGCAATAAGGGAGATGATCTTTGCTGATCCTTCAAGTAACTTAAGCTCACCAAATGCAAAGGAGCAAGCGAAAGAGACATAAAAGCGAATACCTTCAAGAATGTATACATTAGCAACTGCTCTATAGAGTGATCTTTTTAATTCCTTACGTGTCCATTCAACTGATGGAGATCCTTTAGAATCTGGTTTCCATTGACTAGTGCTACTCCACTCTTGTGCATAATTAATGAAGTCATCATATGCTTTAGTGACTGACTGAGCACGAGCAAGTATTTTAACATCATCTAGTATGGTATCAAAGACCTCTGATGGATCTGGATATACATTCTTTATGATGTGAGTATATGATCTACTATGAATCATCTCCATAGTCTGCCATATATTCATACAACCTTCTAGTTCAGGTAAAGAAACATAAGGAGCAAATGCCATACCAGGTGCTCTACCTTGTACACTATCCAAAAGGATCTGGTACTTGAGGTTGCTAGTAAAGATATGCTTCTGTGCTGCATTTAAGGTCTGATAATCTGCTCTATCCTTTTGCAAAGAAACTTCTTCTGGTCTCCAGAAGAAGCCTAACTGTGTCTGTGTTAGTTTATCAAAGATAGGATACTTAAACTTATCATAACGCTGTACTCCTAATGGAGGACCAAAGAACATCTGTCCTTTGGTGGTATCTATTTGATCAGTATTGAATACTGTCATGTGATCTACACTAGTCATATTATTAGATCTAAATTTTACAGCTGTCACAATCTTCCTCCTCAGTATCAAATATATCTTCTAACAAATCTTCTATACTTTGTTTCTTATCTTCTGTTAATACTGGTTCCTCATCACTCTTAGTATCATATGTATTTTGATAATAAGAAGTTTTCCAACCATACTTGTATGTTGTTAGAAAATCTTGTGCCATAACACTAACAGGTACCTCATTATCAGGATAATTCTCTGGATTATAACTCCAGTTACCACTGATTGCTTGGTCAAAGAACTTCTGCATGGCAGATACTATTTTTATGTATCCATCATTGTCTTTCATATCCCACAACAAAGTATAATTGTTCTTCAACGTTGTAAATTGTGGCACAATTTGCTTAAGTGGTCCCTTCTTAGACTTCTTAGTTGACAAATAACCTCTAGGTGGTTCTATACCATTTGTGGCATTAGAAACCACTGAGGATGATTCTGAAGGCATCTGAGCAGACAATGTAGAATGCCTTAAACCATGTTCTTTTATCTCTTCTCTAAGTGATTCCCAATCATTAGTTAATTCTGTTCCACAGAACTCATCAATATCACGCTTGTACGTATCAATTGGGAGGATACCGTCTGAATACTTGGTGCGATGGAAATATTCACATGCTCCTTTTTCTTTTGCGATTGCGTTACTGGACTTGAGTAGATAGAACTGGAAAGATTCAGACAAGTCGTGTACGAGTTTCCATGCTTCTGGGTCTCCATAGGATTTTCCTTGTTTTGCTAGGTAATGTGCTAGTCCGATATAACCAATACCAAGAGAACGACGTGCTAAAGTAGAAACTTTAGCAGCTTCAACAGGATAATTTTGATAATCAATAAGTTCCTCTAGACCACGGACAGATAGGTCACAGAGATTTTCAAGTTCTTCTACCTTATTGATTTTACCTATGTTAATTGCAGAGAGAATACACAATGCAATCTCACCCTCACCATCAATGTGTTGGAGAGGTGTAGTTGGTAAAGTAATCTCTTGACAGAGGTTACTCATGCTCACTTTATCTTTAAAAGATGAGTGAGAATTACAATGGTCAATATTCATTAGATAAAGACGACCAGTTTCTGCTCTCTCTTTTAATATATCAAGAATCAATTCTTGAGCACCAACTTTTATCTTTCTAACAGATGTATCGTTCTCATACTTTACGTATAAGTCATCAAAACTTTCTGTACCAAAACTATCATAAAGCCCTGGCACATCATGAGGAGAAAAAAGACTAATCTCCTCGTTGTCAATGAATCTCTGGTAGAATAATGCACTGATTTGTATACTATAATCTAACTTTCTGACTCTGTTGTCTTCGGTTCCTTTGTTGTTTTTGAGGACGATGATGTCTTGGATTTCTTGATGCCAGATAGGAAAGTGGACAGTAGCTGATCCTCCTCTAATACCGTTTTGCGTACAGCATCTGACAGTTGACTCAAATTTTTTAAGGAAGGGGACCACACCTGTGTGCTGAACTTCT